TTCTCAACTGGAATTTCGTCGGCCATTACAGGCTCCCTGTTTGATAGATAGCGGTCAAGGAAACTGTTGATACGACCCCTGACCACTTCGGGTTCCGCATCGCCAAAATACGTGGAAAGCAACACTGTCGCCTGCGCCGGTAGGTTCCGCAGATCAGGAGTAGTCAGGTCAAACATGCCACCGCGTGTTGCGGCTGGCTCGTCAACAATGTCCCCGGCACGAATGTCTGAAAAACGCATCGGCCATTTCTCGCCGGTCTTCTTTTTGTCGAACTCTTCGAGGCTTGCGTAATCCAGCCGAGTCGCCAGCGATACGCCAAACGCTTCAGGATCGCTTTCAGCCAAGTCCATGACATACGTGCCAAGATCGCCCTGTGGGCTTTTGAAAGCCGCGTCTGCCAAGTGCAGGTCGCCCCGCAATGTGCCGCCATCCACGCGAACGTTCTTCCACCGGCCGAGATAACTGCCCATGCCATCGCTGGACATATTTGGATGTGTGAATCGGGCTTTCGCCCCGTTGTTGCCTCTGCTCATCATGATCTGAGCTTGCGACAACGATTCCGCGTCGACGGTCCACGGCCTGGCATCGCCGTTATTCAGGTCGCCCACCTGCATCAGGTTGGCACCGAAAACGATGTTTGCTTTCCGATCGACCTTCGATGGCAATTCCGCCTGTCGAGTCGTCCTGAATAATGCAGGATCTGCGATTGTGTCAAGCTGTGGCATTCTGCACCCCCTGAACTGCTTTAGCTGATGCTGAAGGCTTGCCGACAGGATTTGATTCCGCCATTGGGTCCGGAAGTCCGAGCGAAATCCGCTCTTTCATTATCCGGGCCTGCGATCTCATTTTTTTCATGGCCTCGGTTTCCCGCTGAGCCAATGTTTCATCGAAGTCGTATCCCAGCATTCCGAGTACATGCGTTTCTGTGGACAATCCGCCAGCAATCGCTGCGAGAGATGCTGTCACTTCCTTTTCAGGATCAACCCATGACCAGCCCGGAGGAATCCAAGCGTGCTGCAGGAAGTGGGCTCGATTCGCTTCGTACTTCACTGGGTCAATTTTGATGGCCCCTTGAAACACGCATCGATCGAGAAACGCCGCCCAAACTTTGCGAAGAACGCTTTCAATCAGACATGACTGCCAAACCTTAAACGTGACTCGCCCGTCGATCAGGGCAAGTCGTCCGCCGCTGAAGTTGTTTGTGAACTGCTTTGCAAGGAGTTCATACGGGTAACGAAGTGCTGCCGCAACGCCGTGCAAAGCCCACTCGACATAAGGCGCAAGCGTCGTTCCCGGTCTTGCTGGATCAGAAAACGCAACGCCTTCCCCATCAGCGAGGTATTGGATTGTTCCTGGTGACATGTCTTCAAGATTACTTCTGACACGGGCACCCTCTGCAATCAAAGTGGGATCAGTCACGCCAGTCACGAATGCTGAATGGCACGCCGCGACCTGCTCAGCGATTAGATTTGAGTAAACAAATTCCTTCAGATCCTTGAGCCTTGCCATCGCCGGAGCGAGCCAAGGAACTCCCCGTAGTTGTCCGGGGAATAGTTCTTCGTAGCAGTGCAGGATATTGTCCAGACTGACTTCTTCTTCAGACTGGTCGTAGGCTTCTGAATCGTTTGGAAGCGATTGCCGCACATAGGCTGCCACCGGCCTTGATTTGTTGTCGAGACGCAAGCCCAATCGACGCCGTTCAGTTGGCTTCAGACTGCCGTATCCATGCAATGCGATTCGCTGCGGTGCAATAACCTGAACCGACAGACTGACCGGCTTCGTCGGATCGTCTTCGTCGCTCATGTGCAGCCACGATTCGCCGTAAAGCCCGTTGCAACGCTCAAGCTGCCGCTGCTTGCTGTAGAAGTCTTCAGCGGAGGCCCATTGCGACCAGAGCCATTCCGCCATGACGTTAAATTCCTCGGCTTGTGTTGCCGTTAGAATTCCACGTTCTGCCTGAACTCGGCATTGCGGCCTGATTCCGGTCCCAATGACGTTATCAACCCTGCCATTGATCGCTGACGCCGCGTAGCAATCGTTGCGGTATAGATCCGACGCCCGATCAATCAGAGTTTCAAGCTCTGACTGAAGCTGATCATTACTGCTCAGTTTGCTGGTGAGCCATCGCTCATTGATTCGGCCTTTATCTGCCCCGTCATAAGCTGCGAATCGCTCAACAGCCCGCTCCGACAGCATCATGCGGATTTCATGATCGACCCGAGCTTTAACGCGGCCTGATCCACGGACGGGCGAGACTGCGAATACGAATTTATCGAATCGCGTTTGCGTTTTGGCTTTGTTCAGCCGGTCCATGTAATCGGGTTTAGCCATTGGTGAACCTCACGAGGTTCCGTCGACCCGCAAGACCAGTTCCGGCCTGTGATCGGAGGTCAGCGATTCGTGCATCGAGTTCAGCGAGCCATGTTGAGGTTGGCTCTTTCTGAACCGTTTGGCCGTCCATCGAATACGAAACGACTGGAGATCCAGACGCAAGGGCTGATTCAACCTTATCGCGGATGTTCTCGAACAGCGTTAATCGTTCTGATGGAGAGCGTGCCATGCGAGCATGTTGCATTGGCTACGCGATTGACGGTATGCTGCTCCTCCAGACATCTGGAATCAACATTAGGGAACGCTGATGAATTACGATCAGGCACGGACTGCACAAGACGAAATACGCAACGCAAATGAGGCTTGCAGCATGGGGCTGATTGAGAAATTCCGGAACGTGCGAAGAAACCTTGAGCAAATAATGGCGGACCTTGTTTCGCTGAAACAGAAGGCAGAGAACAATGCAAAGAACTCAGGTTATCAGCCGCCATTGCCGCCGATGTCGGAAACGAATGAGATTTGAACGTCATGTCACCGCAATGGGATGCGGCGATTTTATTCTTGTGATTGCCACGATGGGCCTGTGGCTGATTTTGCGATGGCTATTCACTCCGGGCTATCGCTGTTTCGCGTGCGGCGGGAAATAGATCAGCCGATTTTCACGACAGTCTGAAACCGATGCCCGCAACCGCACGCCCGGTATTGAGTCTTAAACTCAGCACTGCTCTGCGTACCGTCAACTCGCGCAAACTGACCGCAAATAGGGCAAAGCCCATGCCCTGGCACCTGATGCCACTGGTGGTAAACTCTCTTCTGCACATATCCCGGCTCTTTCAGTGGCTTCAATTGCGTTTCCTTACAAAAGGCTCTGCTTTTTTCCCTGAAATCACGCCATTTGTCGGCGTATTCTCTGCCCTTTTTCGTGCCTTTTCAGACTCGTATTCCGCCACGCTGATGCCAACCATCGACATGTAACAGGCATCGAGCAAGTGGTTTCTTGTAAATGTCTGAACCCATTTTCTGACCGTGCCTTTACCGACTTCGAATTGAGTTGTTTCGCGTTCCGCTGTCAGTTGCTTGGCGACTTCAATTCGCCCCTCGACCTTCTCAGACTTCGGCAGCAGTAACGCCGCCGAGCTGTCGGCCGCCACCGTCAAAGCCTGATGAACGCGACGCTTCCAGTGGTCTGCATTGTTTTCCAGTTCTCTGAATCGCTTGTTTCCGCGAGTCAAAATCACATCATGCCAGCCCTCGCCAATCTGGTGCATCTGTCGATTCTTGTTCTGCGGAGCCACGTAGGCTGATCCTGAGTGCTGCTTGAACCCAAAACCTTTCGCGCGTCGCCACAATTGATGCTCGTTCAGCCCCTCGCGAATCGTGTCGGTTTCCCATCCTATGTCGATCAGGGCGATATCAATTCCGCGAAGCCCTATCAGCCCTTCAATCTCCCATCCCTTGTCAAACTTCTCCTGCAGATACCTGATTGCCTGCTTCAATGCTGTCTTCAGGTCGCTCGTCTCTCTCAACACCGGCTCAAAACCGTAGTCGATGCAAAGTGGCTGGCCGTTTGCCCGCTTTGCCGTCACAAACCAGTCGAGCTGCTTTTCTCGAACGTCAACGCCAGCCGCGATCGTCACCACATCGGAAGGCATCAACCCGCGTTTCCACTGGCTCTGTCTGTGCATCACGGCCCGAAAGTCTAATGGCTCAACGTCCTGCTCTTTTGGCTTTGCTGGTAGTGCCCATGTCCACTGAAGCAGCTCCTTTTCTGCGTTGTCCTGATCAACTTCGCGTGCGCCTTTCCACTCATCGGCCCCAACGATCCCGGCCGTGACGAATGTGTTCGTGGCTGCCGAATACCTGAATCCCATTGTCTTCGATGCGACGATCTGGCCCGTGATTGTTCCGTCAGTCGCGATCGACTGACCTTTGTGCCTGACCTTGCAGTTCGCCAATTGCTTCAGCCGCGTTGCATCGTCGAACAGAATCCCACAAGATGGACATGCCCATCGACTGTTCAGTTCTGCGACATCCTCAGTCGTTGCGTCCTGCCAGCCGATCAGGTTGTCTCGCCCAGGGCACATCCACTCGTCACAAGCGTGGCATTGGATGACAACCTCTCCGGCCGTCCCGTTGCCCCACTCCTGCCAGATGCGGCCCTGTTCAATCGTGACTGTTGACTCTAGATAGATCCGAGCCTGTCCACTGGCACGGTAAGCCCTGACACGGCCTTCCATTTGCTTTAGCTTCGTGGCTTCGTCTGATGTGCCGCCAACTTGATCAAGGTGGGAAACTTCCGTTACGACAAGAATCGGCCCCGTAAAGCCCGCTCGCTTTTCATCGCCGCCACCGGCCGTAATGAACTTCAGATTGCTGCCGTTGCCGAATTGGATCAACTCTGGCGTTCCGCCATTCGAGCCCGCACCCTTTCGCGGGAGATATTTCGCAAACTGGCTCGCCTCAATTGCTGGCTTGATATCTAGTTTCCACTTGTCGTTCGCCATGTCCATTGATGGCAAGCCGAACAGGACCGTCTGATTTCTTTCAAACAAATGGTAGAGAATCGGGATGACAACGAACGCCAGTGTCTTTCCAGATTGCTGCGGACCTGTGCAGGCATATCGAAACCAGTTTCCTGAGTCCACTTCGCGAAAAAACGCGCCATGTGCTGGCTGTCGCGAAATCCTAAAACGCTGCCCCTGAAATGGGCCATCCGGGAGAATGATTTCCTGCTCTGCAAAGTCTGAGATTGACCGATAACGCGCAACGATTGCGATCCGCTGAAACGCTTCCCGAAGTGCTTTGGCTCCGGGGATTGCGTAGTCAGTCCACGTCTGTTTCGATTGTGGAACGATCATGTCCATAAATTCGCTCTAGGTTTGACAGCACCTCGCGATTTGCTTCCTCAATCAACTCCAGCGTGTCGGTATCGCCTTTTCGCTTCACATGCTCCGCAACCCTTCTGAGCGGCCCAAACAATGCTGGTGCCGCATCCTCAAAGTCATTCAGCATAATCACTTGGCCGCGAGTCTGAGCGAGCTTGATTTCTTCCTGTGCCGCCCTCGCTTGGCGGTATCGTTCAAGTCCGTCTGAGTCGTCGCCAGCCAGCAGGCTTTCATCTGTTGGGACTGGGTTTGCCTCTTTTCTGAGATACCACCAAACGCAGACCGCATAAATTTCCGCTAGTCCGTTTTTGTCGAACTCAGGAAACGATGGATCTGGCTTCATTTTGGCGATTGCCTGATGTGACACGCCAAGAATCCGCGACAACTCGGCCTGATTTACTCGCTTCCTGAATGCCATTGATGGTGGTAACCATGTTTTAATGTTTCAAACACAAAAAAACCGGGATGGACAAGCCC